AGCACGCAATTGATCGAGAGTTGCTTTGAATTTGTTTGTCGCCGAAATGGACTTTTCGAGCTGCTTCTCATAAGAGGACAAGGACGTCTTTTCGGTAATATCTGGAAGATCGTCATACTGAGACGTGATGCTACGATTCGCATTTTCCTGCGCCGCAACAGCATCCTCTAAAGACTTCCTAGCATCAGACAGCTTTGTCGTAACGTCATCGTATGCTGCGCCAAGATTACGAAGTTGATTCTGCTGTTCCAGCATAGACTGGGTCATAAGATCGTTAGCAGCCACAGCTTCTGCGTGCGTAGCCTTAGCCTCTGCTAAAGCTTGTTTGGCTTCTGCGATGGCCTTCTTGTTCGGCTTCTTGGCATTCTGCAGACTCTTCAGCTTCTTTTGAGCAGCGGCAACGTCGCCAATCGATTCGTTCAACGCTTCAGTCACTAATTCATTCATCTTCTTCAGCGACACGTCGACGTCTGAGAGTCCGCCAACAAGTCCGTTAGCAAAACCTTCCGCAACATATTCGCCGATCTTATGAAACACCTTAGAAGGTGATCCAATCTTAAGGAAACTGGTTACGGCACTAACGGCACGAGAAGCCATTTCTTTTGCTTTAGCGGCAACATCACCAATCTTATCAGTAAGTCCTCCAGTAATACCGCTCGCAATCGCACTAGCAATGTTGCCGCCGGCTGTGCGGAATTCGGCGCTATGTTTGCGAATCGAAGCGGCGACTCCATTTAGGAAATCTATAACAATGTCCGCGCCTTTATCAATAACTTTCTGCGCATTATCTGCAACACCCTTGATGAATCTCAGAAGAAGATTTGTACCGGCTTCGAGAATTTCCCCAAGGTTATAACTAATGCCATTGATGAACTTGACAATAATTTGCCCAGCAATCGTCACCATTTCGCCAATATTGTCTCGAATTCCCTTAAGAATTCCTGTGACGATCTTCAAACCGGCGTCTACCATCTTTGGAACGGAATCCACGAGGATCTTCAAAAGGGTGTCGATAAGCGTTGAAATCGTTTCGCCGATCTGTGGAATCACATTTTGAATAGCCTTGAGAATAGACAACATGACCGTGGTCATTGCCGCGACAAATTGTGGTCCACCCTGTGAAATGGCATCGGCAAAAGCAATAATTCCTTCACCAAAAGCTTTAAGGGCTGCCGGAATCGAAGCAATAATTGTCGCTAGAATTTGACCAATAGCCACAGCAGCTGCTGCTGAAATTCCGGCAAGAATTCCAAGAGCTGTAGCAAAGGCTAGAGCTCCGACCCCCGCTAGAGCCAAGCCAGCACCAATACCAAGAAGTGCCACACCAAGTAAAGCGATAATTGGAGAAACCGGAGCCAAAGCCAGACCAGCAACCCCTAGAACTAAGAACACCCCAGCGATAGCCAGAAGGCCGGTGACGATGTTTTGCCAGGACATGTTACCCAACGTAATTAGAATTGGCGTCAACACGGCTAGTGCTCCGGCAGCGAGTAAGAGAGCTGCCGCGCCGCCAATAGTTCCCGTCATCATGTTTAAACCGATAGCCAAAATTAATAAGGATCCACCTAAAGCAATGAGGCCATTCTTAATTTCCTCAAACGACATACCACCCAGTTGACCCAAAGCCCTGCTGATGCCATTGACTGCAACTGCCACCAGAAGCAATCCAGCCGCTGTGACAATCATGTTCTTCGGCATGAGACGCATAGAGCCAGCAATTATCAACAAAGCGGCACCAATCGTCCCAAGACCCTTGCCGATAACGCCCCAGTCCATAGCACCGAAAGTTTCTACGGCTGTAGCCAGAAGTTTCAAAGCTCCAGCCAGAATAAGAATCCCGAGCGCCATAGAAGGCATGTTCTTCGGCATGAGTTGCATAGACCCGGCAACAACAAGAAGTGCTCCGGCAATACCAGCAAGGCCGTGGATAATATCACTCCATGCTATTTCAGCAAAATCCTTAACTGCGCTAGCCATAACCTTTAGGCCAACAGCCAAGAAAACCATCCCGGTTCCGGCACTGATCATCCCACTCGAATTCGCAGACAACGGTTTGACTGCAGCAGCAAGAATTGCCATAATTCCAGCGACTCCAGTTAAGCCTTTACCGAGTTCCGACCAACTAAGCTCGGAGAGATTCTTTACGGCTGCTGTAAGAATAAGAATAGCCGTCGAGAGAGCGATCATAGCGATTGAAATTGCGGGCATCTTTAAGAAGCCCTTGGAGTTGCCGATATTCTCCAGAATCTTCATAGCCGCAAGAAGCTCTGCAAATGCCACACCAATGGCCGTCAGAGCCTTCGTGAGTTTGTCCGAATCAATCATAGACAAAGCGACGATAGAAATCGTAAGGATTCCGACTGCTCCAGCGATCTTCAGCAGAATATCCGCTTTCACGTCCTGCTGCATTGTCGTCAAAACGCCAGTTAGCTGGTTGAAAGTGCCCGAAATCGAGTCAAACATGCCTTTTGCGCCTGATTGACCAAATATCCCTCCCCCATCGAGGAATTTCTTAACGAGGAGAACCAGTCCGCCGAATAGACCGGTATTTACGGCATCAAGAATCGTGTCGAAATCGCCTGTGCTGAAGGCATTCGCGATTGTGTCGCCAAGACTACCAAGAGCATTAGCCAACCAATCGATAAGCGGTTGAGCAGCAGCCTTTACCTTCTGGAACGTCTCTCCCAGAGAATCGAAAGCACCCTTTACGTTCTCAATCAGAGTCTGGAAAGGACTAAGACGCTTAGAAATTACACCAATGGGTCCTGCCACAACAGACTCGTCTGGGCCAGAACCAAAAAGATCTCTAATATAACCAGCGACTGCCTGCAATAGGCCAATTGGAACCTGAAGAACTCGACTCAGACCATCAAAGAACTTACTTAGACCATCGCCAGACTTAATCGCTTGATCGATACCCGTAATGAAATCACCGATATTAGCAACAATCTCCAGAAATCCTCCGGAGCCATCTGAGAGCTTACCAATAAGATCGCCAATGACACCCGCGACACCTTTGATTACCTGGATAGCGATAGAGAATATAGAGAAGACACCCTTGAAAATCCGCTTGATCTGATCAGCAGTCTCGCCGCTGATTTCAAGATTGGCTGTGAAATGTCGGAACTGCTGGGTGAGCTTCAAAAGATCTTCGCCAGTCTTTTGCTGGGAAAACAGATTGAATGCTTGACCAATAGGTTTTAGAATTGCACCAAGAGCTTTGAAAGCATCGGCTAGAGAGTTGATGAGAAGGTCGCGACCACCAAGCTCAGCCCAATCGCCAAGAAGCTTGTTTCGAGCATCACCCATCTTGGTAAGGATTCCACCCAGGGTATCGTTGACCGATGTCCACAGATCCGTTGCCTGATTGAAGTCGCCAATCAAAAGATCGAATGTCTCCGACCAAGAAGAGCCAACGCCCTCACGAAGCGTGCTAACAAGCTGCGTGAAAGTGCGAACCTTGGTGGCCGCGTCTTCAGACATCTGCTGTTGGTCAGCGAAAGCCTTGACCTGAGCATCCGTCAAACCAAGCGTCTTCTGCTCGGCCTCAGACATATCTCCAGCCATGATCTTCAAATATGAAGACATGACATCGGCAGAGAGCCAGTTCTTTTCTAGCGAACCGTTGAAATTACTTTGGATCTGGGTCGCCGAGACGCCCTTCTCATTGAGCGTGCCCATTGCTTCGGCGATCTCGATGAGACCGTTCTGCATGTTCTTGTTGCCCATGCCAACGTTCTGGAGAGAACGCCAGTCCATCAGCCTAATAGTGCCTGCAGACAGAGCCTGAGAAAGCTGATACGCGGCGCTGGCGGCACCCTGAGCATTTGTGCCAGATGATGCAGCTTCGTTAGAGAAGCCCTTGATCATGCTTGTGGCATCTTCAATGCGGATGCCGGCGTTGGTGAACAAACCAATATTCTTGGTCATGTCTCCGAAGTTGTAGATCGTCTTGTCGGCGTAGGTATTCAGCGCATCGAGATTCTTGGTAACATCACCAAGCGACGTTCCATACCTTGCGGTGTTCGACAGGATCGTCTGAATCGATCCCATTTTGAGCTCGTACTCACCAAAGCCCGCCATGATCGGGTCGAGAGTAAGAGATTTCGCCATCGACAGACCCGCATCAACAACTTTTGTCGTAACGTTCGCCAAAGCCGTAATAGCAATCGTTGACATCGCCAAGAAAGACTTGGAGATACCCGTGACGGCGCCATCAATAGGGCCAAGATTTAAGCGATTAGCTGTATCCTGGACCTCGTTAAGACCTTTAGAGGCTCCAGGTAGATGAAGAGCTTGCTTCAGCTTATCTAGGGTCCCCAGCGTCGTACCAACGCCTGATTCGAACGCAGCGTTGTCGAACTTCATTGCAACAATTCGGTTGTCGATACTACTCATGCTGAGGACACCTCCTTCCAAACGTCAGCGGCAATTTTGTCGAACACGGGACGGATTGCAGGATTGATATAGTCACGACCCGACACATATCCTCCAGTGCCTGTTCCATGACCGTATTGCAGCATTATAGCTAGAGGCTTACCACCAGCTAGATGAGTATTCTTCCAGATGATGGTTACGGACCCTCGTTCCGTCTCTACCTCATACGTCCAAGAGCGAGCTGTTTCGCCTGAATCAACAGGAGTAGCAGCCGAAAGAGCCGCAACTCCATCTTGGGCATACTTGTTTAGAATGGATGAAAGATCTTGTTTCATCATCTTCTTAAGGAAACTCTCAGTTTTGTCAAAGGAGCCGCGTGATGTGAATGTGATCATTTCGAGCTCCTTTTTTTCATTAGAATTCGGACGATGCGGTTAGACTAAACCCGTCGAACCACCCAGCACCGGCGGGATGGTTATTAACTGTCACAATGTCGATTCCTTCAAGGGATACGCTAGCAGTCTGGAAAGTTTGATTAGTTGCCAAGGCTGCTGTAGAAATAAACCTTCCAGACCCATTCGATGGAAAAATTATCGTTGGGATTGCTCGTTTTTGAACTATCCAAGCCACATGACCAACCGGTTGTGCTGCAGAATTGTAACAAACCGCCATTACATTTTGACCCGTACTAATGCCAAAAGCTCGATATTCATAATATCTCTGACAAGCACGTAAAGTGTCTGCATAAGACTCTTGTTTGAATGCTGTCGCGGACGTTCCTTCTTCTGCCTGCACACCCCAAATATTAATTGTCGTATTCTGAATACCTAAACTTCCGGTTTCTGAATTAAATGAAGAACCAGCCGAAGTCCACAACTGCATGATCAGACATGAATCCGATGTAATCGTTTTACCACTTACCGATGGAAGAGATACCGTTACGCTATACCGAGTTGGAGTGGTCGATAGAGTTACTTGACCTGCATAAATAGCGACAGGACTAGAACCGCCCGTTCCAAAACTTTGTGTGTATTCCACAGCGATTTTTGGAGTTCCGCTGCCCGCCCAAGCCCAAAATGACACGGTAGCCGATTTACCAGACAAAGTTCGAACATCTTCAATGTGTTGTTGAATTTTAGCAAAGTGTCCAGTTGTCGATTGACCCGTGGTAACCATTCGAGCATAATTCTGATTAGATTCCGGCAAAAGTCCTAATGCAGCAGTTTGTGCGCTATAAGTTGTCGTTCCGCCAGTACACAACATTTTCCAACGATCATGGCCAAAGTTTCCAGATTCTGTGATAGAACTAAATCCTCGCTGATTGACAGAGAAATCTCCATTTATAATACGATTGATGTTTGACTGACTTTGTAAACCGACGCCCTGAATACCTTGTGGACCGCGAACATTCCCAGCATTTACGGTCGAACTATCATGTTTAGTAAGAATCAAGTTATCGCCGGAAATCGCACCGGAAACAATTGTGGCGGCCTCCATGGCCAACATTCTAGCCGCTGTAAAACCGGTAATAGTAACCATGTCGCCTCCTAGCCTGGTGTGTCTGAAACGGTGTAAGTATCTGCGTCAGAGTATGACGCATTCGCTGCGTTAATTGAGAAAGTAGTCGAATCCAGCATTGTGATGTATTCTCCATGATCTTTCGCAGACCAAGTGCCATCGCCATGATCTGTAATTTGCAAGGACGCCCAAGCAACTGACCAATTTACCAACTCTTGAAGGGAAGGCAATTCAGGATCTGTCGTCTCTGTTCCGTAGAGAATATCTTCGAGATCTAGCAAAAGCAAAGAGTGCATTTCAGTCGTGTTGAACACTAGATGTGCTGTCGGTCTATACCCAGAAACATTCTCGGGGATACTCGTAAGATGCCAAGAGAACTCAATCGGTTGGTTTGTAGCCGTCAGTGTTTCGTACGTATGTGCATCTGGAATGGCTGTCAGATTGTAAATGACATGGATCAAATATCCGAGCTCATGGTTAACGTCATTTCCGATCTTAACGCGGTAAGAGAGTCCGAATGACTTTGGGATTTGACCATCTACTAAGATGTTGTCGATGTCATAGACGCCTTCACATTCCAGAAACTCGTCTGGATATGTAAAAGCTTTGAGAGTGGCTTGGAAATCATCTGTCGACTGAATGTCTCTATACTTCAACCCATCAACATATAGTGATTCAGTCTTCGTATCTCCAAAATCTTCTTCAATTCCCGTTAATCCGTTCCAAACTACCCCCGGGGAATTTTCGACATATAAAACCCCACGATCAATACCGGCTTGATAAGCTCGATCCCCCGTCTGATTCCAAAGAAGTTTCGACATGTATTGTGACTCCTTTTCAAATTTGTGACATCAAGTCAGAATCGACGATAACTCCGAAAACGTAGGAAGACGTGGTGTAGTCGTACTCGTCCCATACAAAATGTCTTCAATCTCACTCATAGTGTTTTGAGGAATTTTTCTTGAATCCAAAATATAATGAGACGTTGG